AACATGTTTTCGGACATGTTACCGTACCCGATTGTCAATCGCTTTCGCGTTTGTCGGGTTCACAAGATACGGTTTTCCCGTCCTTTGAGTCGTTTGTGGAGATGCTTAACAACCTTTATGGTTTGTCTTTGCATGCTCCTCAACTCACTGGATCTGAACTTGGTAAGTTCTGTTCAGGGCTTATTGAGGGAGACCGTCTACATCCATGGAGAGATGCGGTTCGGCGTCTTTCCGCGCAATCTCGCTTCGGGATTGCGCACTCTCTCTTTCTTTTTCGGAAGGTTATTCCAAAGGAGAGACCTCGCGTCGACGATTATGTTCGTACTTTGACTACTGCTTCCGAGCCAGTAGATCCGGACTTTGAGCGTTTTGCTTTGGCTCAAGTTCGCAAATTGTTCCCCCTTGGGTGGGACAAGAAGTACGTCGATTATTCGTGGACAAGTTCACTACCCCTAACCTCCTGCTCGGAGAGGGGACGTAGTGATGGTGGTAGTAGGGGGTGGTTGGCTGACGAGGAAAGGATGTCACGTCATGAGTTCTGCTCATACGTCCTGGAGTCAGTTGTACCACACTACCGCGGGATCTCTAAAGTCAAAGCTATAGAAACGGGTGGAAAGTGGCGGGTAATTTCGATTCCCCCCTTGGTCGATAATTGCCTACGTCCACTTCACAAAGCTTTGTACTCTCACCTTTCCCATTTTCCTTGGTTGCTTCGCGGAGATGCTAAGCCGGCGCAGTTTAAGCAATTTACCCCGGTGGAGGGTGAACTGTTTATAAGTGGTGATTACGAAAGCGCCACTGACAATTTAAATGCCGATCTCCAGCGTAGCATACTTAGGGTGCTGTTAGAGCGTTCCACCTCTGTTCCACAGGGGGTGGCGGAGCACGCTCTCTCCATTTACTCTTCTCTTCTAGGAGTAGGTGGTGTCTGTTCGTTGTGCAGTGGCCCTTGTCGGGGTCATGAGCAACGGAGAGGACAGCTCATGGGACAGTTAACCTCATTTCCTCTTTTGTGCCTCATTAACTACATTACATTTCGGTATTCTATACGTCGGCCCGTGCCGGTTCGTATAAATGGCGACGATATCGTTTTTCGTGCGACGCCTGCTGAGTTCGCTCGGTGGGAATGTAATGTACGTAAGGGAGGTTTGACACTGAGTAAGGGAAAAACGTTAGTGCACGGTCGTGCATTCACCCTTAACTCAACCCCTTTTTGGTCGACACCGAAGGGGGGGAGGCTCGTCGGATTCGTGCGCGCAAAGGCACTTTATCCACACGGGTCGTGTTCAGAGCAGATTTCATCGATGAATGGTCGTTTCTATTCATCATGTTCTGGTTATGGCGGTCGGAGAGCACGTATTGTTCGTACGTACTTTCTCCACCATAATCAGCGATCCTTGCATGCTTGCAGGAGGTCTGCCACGAGAGGGATGGGGTTAGCTGTGGATCGGGAAATGTTACAATCTATTCCTGGATTGTGGCATAGGGAACTTTTCTACCTTGAACAAGTAGTTGAGCGTCCTTTACCATATTTGTCAAAAGATACGGTTATTCCCGATGGCTGGCGACAGGTTTCCGCTTCTTGGCTTTCCCCCGGGGAAGTTAGGGAGTGGGCTCGTGAGTGGTCCCGTGCCACTGTGGAGCATGCCTGGTTCGGCAGTTTTTCACCTTGCGAGGTCTCTGAGGACGCTTTGATGGCAGCTGTCCGTTTGGGTTGCTCACCCTACGGTCTTGGGACTCTCATCAGTCTCAAGGTTCGCTCGATGTTGAGGATGTCGAGGAACGCTGCTTGGAAGTGGGTGAATCAGAGACGCAATGAATCCGTCTTCGGAAGGGTTCGTTGGAAGAAGGGGAGGGGGGTGTGGGTTCGAGTGGACCTGCTTGCTTCTCGCAATCAGGTGGCTTTTCTTGCGGCGACAGGACACGGCACTGCTTAGTTGCAGCGCCATGGTCGCATCCCGGTGGCTCCGTCTATTTCACACCTACCCCCAACCGCTTAACGGTCCGTACGTCTTGTGTCGGCCTGGCACAAGTAAAATAAATCTAAGGCTATAAAGATAGGCTCTTAGGTGGGCTGCGTACGCTAACTTTCGTATGGAGGGCATGGGTCGGATGGCAAAGTGATCGCGGAGAGTAGGAAGACACGACTGGCTGTCCAGGTCGTGGGTGTGGACGTGGGTTGAAGTGTCCTGTTGTCATTGTGCAAGGCGTGGGAATGGTTTCCTG